TAGATTGAAATTGGTGTGTACCTCTAATCAATCCTTCAGGTTGTATGTATGACATTTCGTTTTATATTTGTGTTGATAATAATTTCTTATATATTATAAATATAAGGAAAGTGGATTTTTTAAACCCACTCCCTTAATTTTTTTTAGCCTTCGCTGAATGAAGTTCCTGATGAACCTATCACGAATCCAATAGAAATACCACGAACCGCACGAATAGGAACTAAATAAATAACCCCTTGTATGATTGCTTGGTCTACTATATCAGGTGTATTAATCGATTCATCAAAAATAGCTTCAAAGGTTTCTAAACCATTGTTTGCTTGAATAAATGATAAATAACTTCTGATTTCACCTGCTAAAGCATTTCTTGTAGAAGGTGTCAACGGTCTACCAATATATTTTCTAGCGATGAAATTGATTTCAATTTTAGCTTCATTTAATAAACGTCTAACATTTATAGATGAAAGTGATGATTCACGTTTCAATAATGTTCTATCGTTTAAAAGAACTGCATTTGGTTCTCCTGCAAATTTGACTACTGTATTAATACGTAAGTCATCTAAATCATCTCTTTGTGATAATGAGAATTTAGTATAAGGTAAACCACTTACAATACCACGTTCAAATCCTAATGGTGAATACCAAGGGGCTGAAACTGCATCGTTTAATGCTAATGTTCTTAGAAATACTGATACCATTGGTACTAATACTGATACCATTGGTACTAATACATTATTAACTTTTTGCCAAGGTGTTAACCCACAACCAAATGAAGTATCAAATGCACCTTCCATAGATGCGCCCATTGCTAATAATGCAGTAGTGGAATTTGCAATTGGTTTAGTTGCATCAGCAGGGATGAAAATATCACCACGTTCACTAGCCACAGTAAATGCATAGTTATATACATTCGCATGGTCTGTTAAATTTAAACCTACTAAAGCTACAGTTTTAAGTAAAACGTTATCTTTATCGGAAATTAAATCTAATGCTTTTTTATAACCAAGATAACCATTACCTGTAATTGTAGAGAAATCCAACCCAAAAGTATTAGATGGGGTTGCATTTGCACCAATCAATTTTTTTGTACTTTTACTAATACCATTAGTTGCTCCAAAAATACCGAATGTAAATTTACGATTATCTTTTGGTACTAATGTTATATCAGATGTTGATAATATAAATGGTGTTGCTTGTGTAGTATAAAATTGTGAATTAGATTTAGGTAATTCTGTATGAATAAACTCTAAAGTTTTACTGTTACTATCAAAATTTACACCCGAATAGTAATCATCCTCTGTACCTTCAGTTAAAACTGCTTGTATTAAAAGGTCATTAAAAGAATCATTAGCATTAAACCCAAACGCATAACCATCAAATCCAAAAGGAACTGCATCGTTAGGAAGGTCATCAATATTTCCTAAAATTACTCTTACATAACTACTTCTGTTATTATAATCTCCATCTGATTCAATTTGCCCCGATGTTTGATTAAAAGTATCTTTAACTGTACCAATTCGATTACCAATAAAATTAGTATCTGATGGGTCTAATGTTACATTAGAAAATATTTCCAATGCTTCTACCTTACTATCAACATCGTCATATTTACGAATAATTACATCAAATTTACCATGAGTAATATCTACCCCTGCTCTTTCAGATGGTAATTCAACATTAATAATAGAAATTTTAAATTGTCTATTAACTTGTTCGCCTTGAGATATAGATTCGAATCTAAAAAGATTATGATTTGTTCCATTATATGTTTGTGAAATAACCCACGGTGATAAACCTTCTTGATAACTAGGCATCGTTATTTCTGCGGATGATGTAGTTATAGAAAATGTCGCACCCGATGATAAACTTTCTGTTGGTTGAGCATAATATTTTAGATATACTCTGTTAGAGTCTGATATCGCTTGTGATAAATCTGTTACTGAACTCGTATTATTATTATATGTACTTGGTGATAAACTATAATTAAGGGTTTCTATTACTACTGACCCTGATTTTAGTTCTAATTTAATATCACCGTATGTAGGTGAAACACTTGCTGAAAATCCATTTATGCCATCAGCAATACCTTGTGATGTTAGATAAAATTGTGCAATTGAGCCTGTGAAGTCACCTTTAGAACCGATGATATCTACTGCTTTTCCTACTATATAATCTTCAGTACCCATTACTGATATCACCATTACTGATGCATTAGTACCTCTAAGTGTGTTATTAACTGTAAATCCTACATACTCTTCTAATTTTTTCATATCACTTTCACCAAACTGTTTAATATAATCATTATAAGATGAAAATAATGTTGGTGTAAATGCACGACCAAATGGTGTTGTACCAATGATGCAAAAATCTGCGATTTCGGGATTAACTGTTATGGCACTTTTATCTGTTTCTGTAAAGATAATATTAGGGGATTTTATTTTTGTTTTTGCCATTTATTTTTATATTTAATTTGTTAAAATTTTTTGAATTTGTCTTTAATTATAGTATTTTTATTTCATAATCAATTTTTAATAAAAAAAAGCCTACCATTTGCATGATAGGCTTTAATTTTTTCAGTTCAGTTAACTATTAACCGAATGATGCTAAATCTTGAACCAAGATTTTTGCATAGAATTCAGGACGAGTAACAACTTTAGCGTTACGAGTTTGAATGAATTGGTGAATAGAAGCATCTTGGAAAGATGTAATAGGTGGAGTCATCATATATGGAATATAATTCAGATATGCTGCACCTGAGTCTAAGAAGCTACTACCTTTGAAACCTAAAAGGATTTCATTTTCTTTCCAATATGGGTTTGAGTAAACCTTAAATTGGTTAGAAATAGAACCAACACTTTGTAAACCTACTGTGTAAGTATTTTCAGGTGATTCATTAGAACGGAAAGTTTCGAATGATTGGATTAAAGCTGCAACTTTTGGAGAAACAACTGCCCAATTCGCACGTCCACGTAGAGTTCTTTTTTGAATTTCATACGCTACTTCGTTCATACGAATACCTAAAGTACGATACCAATCTGATGGAGATAATGTAAATGTTGCTTGGTCGGTATCTGTTGTACCATCTGTTGCATTTACGAATCTACCAATTTGTGCAGACCAATATTTTTTGATTGGAGCTGCTTGAGATAACATCTCTAGAATTTCCAAATCTTCTTCTTGTGTTAAGAACTGAGACATGATATTAACCACTTCTTTTTGAGCATCCATTGTATGATATGCTTTTAAGTCTTGGATTAATTCAGGAGTCATTTGAGATTTTAACCAACGAGTTTTCGCTACTACAGTAGTGTTTGTTAGTTTAATATTCAATTCAGTTGGTAAACTAACACCTGCTTGACCTGATTCAAAATCACCTCTATCTTCAGGAGTAGGTTGTTTAGTATAAGATACATTTACAGTAGAACCTGATGGAACTGTACCTGCTGAACCTGATGTGTAATAGAATACATAATTTGCACCTGAAATTTTTGTATAATCACGTAATACGGCATCAACGTGTGAGCCTGTGTTAAATACAAAAGAAGCAAGGGCTAAATTATCAGGGTCTGATAATGCAGATGTAGGAACAGTCAATTTGAAGATTGTACTTGCTGCAACTGATGCTGATAATGATTCTCTATAACCCACTTCTGCCCAACCATCAACACCTGATAATGAACCTGTAGAAGATATAGCTGTTTGAATTGATTGATAATTCATAGAATAACTGAAACGATTTGCACCGTAGAAACCACCTGATGGGTCACTTGCGCCATTAGTAGTACCATAAACTGATTCATCAGCATTATAGATACTTCCTGCGGATGGTTTGTTATCATTAACTTGGAAATCCAAGAAGAATACAACACCTGTTGGTTTGTCAATCGATTGTGTGTAAATCAATTTTTTAGCATTACCCTCTACGAATACTTTACGTACTACAGGAAGAGCAATATCATGCCATTCTTCTGAACCTGCAGCGGTAGAAGTACGGGATGCTTCTTTTAATAATTGTTTAGCTTGGTTTTGTAACAACATAGCTAAATCGGAAGCGTCTTTTTCAGACAAACCATTTAAAAGTTTGGTTTTTTTCCATGTTTCTACAAGACGTTTTGCAACGACATTGTTAGATGCAGGTTCGTGTCTTTTGACTGCTTCGTTAAGGAATGATTGAAATTTATTCATATTTTTTAAATTTATTTGTTATTGTTAAATTATTTAATGTCTGCAAGACGAGCTAAGTTGTCTGCAAAGTCATAACCTACGACAGGTCTTTGGTTTTCTTTCAAACTAGTTCTGATAGGTTTTGAAAATTTACCAACTACTTTTTTATTTTCTGCAATATTAGTTTTTTTCTTTGGTGTATTTACCGATGTCGTAACTGCGGAAATAGATTCACTAATACGTTTGATATCTCTCTCAGTTTTAGCAGTATCTAACTGTTTCATGATTCTCAATTTCTGAGTTTCAGTAAGTTTTCTAGATTTTACTAATGATGTATATGCTTTCGCACGAGACATGTCCATTGAAGTTTCTGAGATGATACTAAATACTTTATTTAAGTCTCTTTTAAGTTTTCTGTTTTCCTTAACTAGAGCTTCAAATTTGATTCCACCTGTTTTATCAGATTCGTCAAGTTTTTCTTCGTCATCATCACCACAATCAGCTTCATTAAGGTCTTCACCTTCTGTAAGTGATTCTTCGTCTTCAACTTCTTCATCATCTTCTGAACTAGCTTCTTCTGCTTCGCCCATCAAAGATTTTAATTCTTCCATAAATGATTTTAAATCATCATCTTCACCTTCAGGTGATTCAACTTCTTCAACAACTTCTTCTTCTGATTCTTCAGGAAGTTCAATGTCTTCAACGTCTTCTACGCTTTCTTCTGATGATACTTCTTCATCTTCAAATTCTACGTCTTCTTCACCTTCGGCTTCTTCAACAAATTCGTCACCGAATCCATCTTCATCCTCAATGATTTCATCATCGTTTTCATTCATTTCTTCATCCTCAAATGAGTCCATTTCTGCAAGTTGAGAGTTTAATGCTTGTTTAACTGTTGGTGCAATAGATTCAAGAATCTCTTTTTTCACCATTTCTTCCGCAGATGCTTTTAATCTACGTGCTTCAACCAATGCTTTTTTAATTAAAAGAGAGCTATCGATTGGTTTTTTATTGTTTGTTTTCATATTGTTATCCTTATTGGTTTTTGTTTTTTTTTAATATAAATTAATATTATTAAAAGGATAAAAAACTAAATTATGTTAGTTTATAAGAAGTGCCTTTATAAATTTATAGTGTTATTTTTTAGATGTGCTTGATGTAACACTAATTTTTTAATATCTGTATATTAAGTATAGCTTTTTTATTTTATAATCAAAGAAATTTTTGAATTCTTTAATCTTTTTCGTATTTTTTTTGTATATCTATGTTTAGATTTGATTATATTACGTTTTTCTGATTTACTTTGGAAAAAACTTTTCTCATTATAATCTAACATTAATTCTGAATCGTACACTTTTTTATTAAAAATTTTTAGTGCTTCGTTCAAATTGTTATTTCTGACTTTTACGCCAATTGCCATATAGACCTCTTATATTTTAGTTAATAGTTTATTTATAGTAGTCTGTGTTGATGCAGACTTACCTATACTAAATATAACTAACATTTTATTTTTAAATGTATTATATTCTTTAGTATTCCATTCATAATATAATCTTGCTAATGTCTGAATATTATTCATAGAAATAGAAAAGTTTTTAGACCTAGCTAATTTTATTACTTCTGTTGAATAAGATTTTTTTAATAGATTTTCAATATGAGTCAATTTTTTATTTAATGTAATTTGATTATCTAAACTCCCCTTCCCCTTAGCAAGTATACCAAACAATGATTCGATAATTCCATCTACTCCATCAACAGACCATCCTAAATCATTTATTAAATAATTTTTTAAGAATGTTCTTGAAGTATTAATTTTAACATCTTTTTCATCATTAGTAAGAGTATTAACTTCCTCATCACCTTTTTCAGTTGCAGATTGTTCTTTGGGTGGTTCTACCTTTTTAGGTTGTTCTACTTGTTTTGGCTGTGGTTTTTCGATAGGTTTTTCAGCGGGTTTAGATGGTACTTTTTCAGTAGGTACATCTTTAGGTTTTTCCTCAGTTGGTTTTGCTAATTTTATACCTTGTTCTTCAGGAACTTTTTCATCTTTTTTATCTTGTTCCGTATCATCTTTTTCAGTTATAGAATGTTTATTATTTTCCATATAACTTTTTTGACAAGCTTCTAATTTTCTTTTAATATTATCTAATAAGTATTGCTTATCTTTTTTATCATCAGTTCCTTTAAATGCCAATGCTACAAATTTAGTAATCTGATTTTCATCAGCACCCATCGAAGTCATATCTGTTTTAAATTGTGACAAATAATTTTTTAAATCATTCAACATAGATGTTGAATCATTTGCTACTGCATTAGGTGCAAACCCTTCTTTAACACGTTTTTTAGTTTCTGAAACTACTTTATCACCATTTGTAATTTGGTCTTTATCCACGGTAACAATACTATCATTATTTTGTAGTTCCAATTTGTTTAATTCAATATTCAACGTTTTAGTTGCAGTTTGTAAAAAACTAATCATTCTTTTTTGTAAAGCGGGATTATGTTTTGTTGACAATACAATGCTATTAATTAATGCAATAAATTCTTCACGAATATCTTCATCAGACCATCCTGATTTTGTTAGGAATTTAATAAAATGCATATTAAATACATCAGGTGTATCTACAGATGGTTTTGGGGTTTTAACGTTGTTTATATCAGCCATTTTAATTTAAAATTTGATAGATTAATTTGTTTATTGATTTCATTTTACTTGCATATTTATCACGTGCTTTTTGTGTTGATTCGGCAATATATGCAAATGCACCAAATGTTGAAGGTTGTGTTACTGCATCCCATCCTATTAAATCAAAATCTTCATCAACTTGTACAGTATCATTACCCATATCTAATTCAGAACCTAATCCTCTTGAAGAGAACCCTATCGGGATATTATGTAATAAGCACCCTCTTAAAATATTAGCCATCGGAAAATGTTTTCCTGATAGAATTTCAACAGTACCCCATAATTCACTTCCTTCCCACCACAATTTGTTTATCTTATGTGATGCAGTTTTATACTCGATAATGTCTCTTTCAGCAGGGTGGTCTAATTCTCCAATAGCAGTATTTTGTTTTATAAGCTTTTGATATTTTTGAACTTCACGGGTTAAAACATCTTTTGGATATATCCTACCATTAGCATTTTTTTTATCGTATGCTTGCAATAAAACTGTTAAGAAGATTGGTTCATCTAATTCTATTTTTCGAAGTAACTCTGCATTAGTATAGTTTACTTTTGCAACGAAAGCTTCATCTTTTAAAACATGTTTCTGTGAATATTCAGGCATTTTAGTTTATGTATTAAATTGTTTTCGTATAATATCTAATTCTTCTTTTATCTCTTTAAGTTTTTTAGAAAATAATTCTTCTTTTAACTTTGTATAACCATTTTTTTCCATGGGTTTTGTATCAGATTTTCCAATAAAATTTTTTGTATGGACACCTGCTACATTTCCCGTTGATGAAAGTTCTTCTAAAGTTTCTTTTTCGAGCATCATTATTTTAACTCCTCTAATAGTTGATAATAAAGTAAAATCTTTTCATAATCTGAATCTGAATAAATTTTCTTTTTCTCTAACATTTGAAGGTTGGTTGTTACTTCATTAATTTTTAACTTTAATAATTTTTCATTATCTGTTTTTGAAGTTAATCTTTTAGCAGATTCAGTCAATGATTTTTTAATCGATACAACATGATTATTTACCCATTCGGATTCATCAGTCGTTTGATAAATAAAATCTTTAATAAATTTTTTCTGATTTTCATTCAATTTATTTTCTACTATAGTATTAAATCGTTTAACTAAAATATGATATGCTAATTTAATTTCATCAGAATCATATCCTTCAAAAATATCAGCAATTTGTTCAGATTCAACTAATTTTCTTTTACTAAGAGTTTCTAATATTGGTTTTCTAAATTTAGTTTTAGCTAAAAAATCTTTTTTTCTATTAGCTTCTAAGAATAGATAAACAGTTGCACTATCTTTATACTCAGGAATTCTAGTATTTACTAATGATTCCAATTGATATTTTCTCTTAATTTCTTTAACTAAATTGTATTTAGCTCTATTTAATAGATTTTGATTTAATGAATTGTGAAAATCACAAATTTCATTTAAAAGAAAATCTCCTGCACTTTTATCATCTTCTGTAATAACAGATTCTTTTAATAAAGTATTATATACTTTAAGTTCTTTCTTCAATATCCCTTTGGAAAAATGTTCCTTTATTAATTTGAAAGCAGAACTATCAGCTAATGTAGTACCATTAATAATATCTGTTGTAGTTTGACGAATTAAAAATTCATACAATAGATACGTGTTTTTATATTTCGAATGTTTTATATTGCTCATTTTCTCTTAAATAAAATTTAGTATTGTACATTTAATTATTATATTTTTCATATTTAATTAATTTTTTTATTAAATTTCTAAATCTGATGTTGTAGTGTTCCTTCTTTCAGGTGGATTTGAACTTTGTTTTCTTGCTCCCATCAAATCTTCTGCTCTACCCGTTGGTGCATCTTTCTGAATTGCATCGGGTGTAGAGGCAGGTTCTAACCCTTTATCTTCACCACTATCAGATTCTTCACCTGTTGTACCAACTTCTGAATCATCAGGTAATTCGATAGATGAAACAGTATCTTCACTAATTTTATCATCAATTTTATCATTTTGAATTTCTTTTTTCATGTTTTCAATCTCAGAATCAGATAATTTGAAAATTTCTCTCCATAAATAATCTCTTGAAAAGAATCCTGATTCTAACATAGATGAAGCAACATCTGTCATACGTTCTAATGTATCTAATTTTTCTGCTTCATGTAAATTTGATGGTGCAGTTAATGATAATGTAAACGACAATACATCTTTTTTAGAAAATCCTTGAAGAATTAAATGTGTTACTGCAACTTTTTCCAATTCTGAAATCATGATTGCTTGAATAGATTCTACAGTTTGTGCAAATCTAATATCCTCAGAACCTGCGGTGGCACGAGAATTTAATTGTTCTTCATAATTCAAAATAAAGTTAGGAATCCCTAATCCTGTCATTAACTTCTGACGTAATAAATTAATACCTTCTATAATATTTGTCTCATTAGATGCAGGGATTTCATCAAATGTTGTATTTTCATACCCTTCACGAACAGGTAAAATAATATCTTCAATAGCTGATAATGGGTCATATAACATATCATAATCACCCGTATCACTATTAATCAATGGTTTTTTCTTATATAATATCTTTAGTTGTTCAATAAAATTTGGTACTGATTGAGGTTCAATTGCACCAACATCAACTTTAAATACACGTTGATTTACTGAACGCAATAGGTAATAAACCATCATAAAATCTTCCAATAATGTCATCATTTTCCAATATTTACGTATGGATTCTAATAATGAAACTCCATATGGTAAAAATTCTACTGATAGCACATGTCTAAAGTGTAATATGAATTCTTCGTTCAAATCTTCTGATATATTTTGAATAACAAATTTTGTTACACCATCTCTAGTTTCGTCCTCTATACGCTCTACATCACCCGAACCGAGTGTTACTGCGTCTGTTACTCCGATACCCTCTTGTAAGTCCAAATAGACGTAGCAATCACCATATTTAAGCATTTGTCTTGTCCACATTGGTAATAATGTATCAATATTTAAGATTTGATAAAATAAATGTTCTAATGATGCTTTAACTCGTTCGTTTTCACAATCGATATGCATCATTTCATCTTGTAAATCTGTTAAACAAGATTGTTGTGCTAAAAGTGTTAATGCACGAGATATAATTGGGTCACGTTCCATTAAATCATATTCGTACATCAAGAACATTTTATTTTGTACTCGTGATGAATAATTATTCATAAATGAATTATAACCCGATGAATTTTTTAAAGTAAACAATCGGTCATACGCCATATTAATGGTTTTATCACCACTAACAGATTTTAATTTTAATTTATCGCCATCTTTTGTAGGTATTAATACCGTTTTGCCCGAAAAATATCGTCTTAAACGTTTAAATAATTGAAAATTGTCGTTATTTTGTTGATTTATTGCCATGTATAGTAATTATATCTTTTTTTATTTAAAATCAAGGTTTTATTATAAGTGATTGCAAATGTGAATAAGTTTTTTGCATATGTTTCGGGATAATCGAATTCATAACTTGTTGAGAATAATCCATCATTCTAATCTGTGTTTTTATATTATCGGATAACATATTTTCATCAGGTGTTTCTTTTTTTGAAAGATATGTTTCCATTTTTTCTTTTGTTCTCGCAGTACCCAATGCTAACATCCCTAAATATTCATCCATAGTATCAGTACTAGTAGTTTTCATAGTAATATCACCACGCAAACTATATACAGTTACACCAATACCAAGTGCCATTAAACAGTCATCAGTAGCTTTATTTTTAGTTTCTGCTTGTGCTTTACCGTTAATCATCTTAAAGGTTTTAATCTCTGTTAATGTTCTTATAGAACGAATTTGTAAAGCTTCATCAATTTCAGGAACTTCAATACATTGTTCTAACTGTTTGATGATTAATGGTCTAGTTTTCATTGTTGTTTTCCAACCAAAATCTTTTTTTGTAATACCTAAAATTTTACCCTCTTTACCTTGACCACGAATATAAATATTATGATAACTCAAATCCTTACTACGCTGAACAATTGCAGTACCAACGGCATTCGCTTCAATAACTAATAATGCACTATTATATCTTCGTGCAATAGGTACAGGTATCCACCCAAACTCTTCATAATGTATTTTAGAAACATATTCTGCTACTTGAACCATTTGTGGAACTGAAATTACTTGAACAACATTCTTGTCATTGCCACCTTCAGCACAATCCACCGAAACAATATATGATTGGTCGGGTTGTGGTTCTTCCCATATCCATAAATGTCCTTCTTTTCGAATCGGTTCACGAACCATATTTGATTCGATACGTTTGATAAAATCAGGGTCAAAATAAGAATCAAGTGAGAAACCGAATTCGGCATCATACTCTTGTGATGCTTCACGTTTGTCCATTGTTCTATCTTTTTTCTTTCTCCATTCCCAATCGGGTGAACCATCAGGTAATTGTCTTTCAGGATGGACATACCACGGTAATTGAGTTAATTTAAATTCTGAATCTTCTGCTAAAATGTTGGTATATGTTTCATAAAACCACCCAACAGGTTCAGCAGGAGATGATAATGCTATTAATTGACCCCCCGTGTTTAATGTAGGTTCAATCTGAGAGAAAATTTTATTTGCACCAACGATGAAGTGAGCCTCATCCATGATGAAGACTGATGCTGCAATACCACGAATACCTGAGTTTTTACGAGATGCGTATGCTTTAATACGTGAACCGTTTTTTAATTTTAAAACTGTAGTTGTTCTATTAGCCCATTTAACCATTAAAAATGGTGGTAAATTATCATACGCAAATAATAATTTTTCATGTAACTCTTGAGCAGTACTTCTATCTGTAGCTACTACCGCAACTGTTTTAGTAGGGAAAAATGTAATTAACCACAATGATATAGCAGAATATAATGTAGATACCCCCAACTGTCGTGATTTGACAATTTGGTGCAATAGGTAGTCAGGGTCAAAAAATTTTTTGACCAAATCTATCTGAAATGGATATAAAATAAATGGTAACGAGCCTTTGATTACATGAGGAATCTTAACATACTTTTCAATGAAATATATTGGGTCTGCTTGACACTTTATATATTCAGGATGTGAAGTATCAGCTTCACCTAGTTGAGTTGTGTAAGTAGGTGTCGTTCCAACTCGCTTCGCTGTCCTCGATGTCTGAGTCGTTGTCCTCTTGTTCTTGTTCAATGCCCCTTTGGTTCTGCCCATAATTGTTTTCTTGTTTTAATACTTTTCTTTTAAAATCTAATATCGATTTAAAGAACAATTGGAAAAAATTAGGATTTAATTCTTCGTATAATTGTTCTAATAATTCGGTATCAAATTCTTTTTCCTGATTTGTTTCTTTATCAACACCATATCCTTTTAATAAAAAATATAAACCTCTTAATATATCTTTAGGTAAATCTCTATCCCAATGTCTAACCTTTAAAAACATATGATATTTTTGGTCATTCAATATATCTAAACAAATGAAATAGATATCTTTCTTTTTATCGATGAAATTTTTCTTACATATTGCATCACTTGTTTTACCACCCTTTTTCCATATATCACGAATAGTCATATAACCTTTGCGTATCAATGGACGTTTAAAAAAAATCACATAATCATCTCTACTAGTATTTAATTCATTTTCATAAATTTTTTTAATAGATTCGGATATAATTTTATGTTCATTAATCTTTTTCATTAATTTTTTATGGTATTTTTCAATGTTTCTAATTCTACCTTTTTGGCATCGATGATTAATTTGCTCATATCTGTAGCAAGTTTATTAACTTTTTTTCTTTCGGTTGTATATTGTTGGGTTAATTCGTTTGTAGTTACAGACATATCTTTGGTGACTGAGTTTACAAACGTATCCATTATCGAATTAACCTTGTTCATAACTAACTTAAATTTAGTAGTAATTGCAGATATTGCCCCTTTAAGCATACTACCAACGGATTCATTTAATTCTGCTTTTATATCATCCAATGATTGCAATTCAGTTTCGATTTTAGCTTTATGCTCGGAGTAATATGTTGCAAGTTGGAATTTTGTTTCTGATGCTTTACCTACTTTTTCAGAAGATTCATCAAATGTAATATATTTTTCTAATTTTTCAAACAATTCCTTATTTTGATGTATTACTTCAAATCCTTCCTGTGACATATTATAAGTACCTTTTTGAGTTTTTGATATAGATAATAATGCTCTCAATCCTTTTACATAAATAGTAGTATTATCAATCAAATTTTGGTCTATATCGCTATAAGCAATCATATATTCTTTAACTTGTCTTATTAATTTTTTAAGTTTTTTTTGTAATTCTGTTTTACTTGTTTCTAATACATTAGGAGTTGATGATACATAATTTATATCTTCGGGAGTCAGATTATATTTTAGCATCAATTCTTTCTCAATTTTAGATTGATACCTCATAAGTTTATTGCTGAGTTCATCTTCCATTGCATTTTTTGCTTGTAACAAATATGCTTTATCATCAAATGCTTTTTTTCGTTCTCGTATATGTTGATATTCATTGTCGATGACATTATATAACGATGAAATTCGTTGCATAGAATCACGTGTCTCTGCCATTTCCAATGTCATATCTGAATCGACAAATGGTTTTATTTCATTCATTAATTTAGTCAAATTGACTAATATGCTTGAAACTTTATATTTTACTTCAGAAGATTTTTTAGTCGATTCTGTTAATAAATTATCCAATTCCTTTATGACTATATCATTTTCTTGAAGAATAGTACCCTTACTCAGTTTTCCATAATTTATTATAATAGAGAGTTTATCATCCAATGATTCACCCGTTTTTCTTTTAACAATTGGTGATTTAACTGTAGTTTCAATTTCTTCCGTAAGAACACGTTTAATATCTTTTTTAAGCACTTGTAATTTATTATACAAATATAGGTTTCTGTATTTCATAGTATTTATGTTATTATTTTTTCATCTTTAAATTTTTTAAGAAGTAATCCATATTCTTCTTCGGTATATAATTCTTTTAATTGTTTTAAAGTACCCAATGGTCTTCCAAAATGGTCTTTAACAACAATGGTGTCTTCATTAATTATATCATTTCTTTTATTTAGTATAAGTTCATCAGTTTCTTTTTTTGCAAAGCATGATGTACAACAATTAGTATCTTTTATTGATAGAATATTATTAGTGTTTTGTGTATTATTTATAAATTTAGTACCACAATCATGACATATTACAAAAATCTTTGTATCTTCAATATTACTTTTTAACGAGAATTCAATTTTAAACCCTTCTTCTTGTTTATACCATTTATTCTTTTCGAACCATATCTCACCAATTTCTCGTTTTTTATTCATACTGTTTGGTAAAGGTTTTAAATTATATGTTTTTGTTTCGGGTATTTTCCATGCTTTAAGGTATCTGTTTATTGCATAGTTAGAAGCGTTTTCATCAATTTTCATGTGTATAGTGTTTAGTTAATTTTTTAATTTAATTTTTTAAATAAAAAAAGCCCATAAACCTAATTATGAGCTTTTAAATATTTTGTTAAAGTTAATCTTTAAAAAGTGGTTCTAGAATAAACAATGTTTGTAAATCTAGTCTTAGACCTGCTTCATCAAATTCTGTTGAACTTAAAAATACAGGAGTAGTGACTTCGATTTCAACATTGGATAATTCTACCAATTTTGCGTTTAATTCAGGAATATTATCGAATTCAACTTCATTGGTGTCAACTTCTTCTTTTGTTCCATCTGCTTTTTCAACTACCGATTTACGTCTGATGTAATTTCCTTCTGCATCTGTTTTGACATATTCTTTTTGGATTTCTGTTGATGCTTCTGAAAATTCAGTTAATGCTTCACTAAATGTTTTTACTAGTTTTGCTACTTTGAAGCCTGTTGATACTTTAAGATTTTTTGTATCAATTTTTGATAATGCTTCTGCGATATTACGTAATTCGAAATTTTTTACTGTTATGACCATAGTTCCTCTGCGGTTTTGTTATTGGTTATTTGTTTTGTATCCCTAATTATAGGTTTTTTTCATTTTGAAACGAATTTATTTTATTTATTTTTTTAAAATTAATTGGTGTGTGTAAATGTATCCGAGTATTTGGTGTAAGCATTCCCTGTACCAAATTGTACTTCTCCCCTATAATATTTTATACCACCAAAAAACCAATTAAACACATAATCTTTGTAATATCCACCCGAATAATCAAACCACGCACCTTCTATTCGATTAGCGGTAAAAGAACTATTAGTTGCACCAATGATACGAAACCTCCCTGTACCATTGAAACCAATCCGAAGGGTAACCACATCGGGGCTATTTGAATTAACAAACGATATTAATGAAGGTGTATTAATGGTTGGGGCAGATTTAGAATAAAATTCACTAGTACTTCGTATTGTAGCATTTACCATTAATCTATAATTTTCCATAGTTTTGGTATTAGGTGTCACACCTGCAAATTCTGTTTCTAATGTTGTTGTTGATACTGTTCCACTACTTGGTATAGCCATTTATTTTTTCCTCCAATAATACAATTTTATCATTTAATCTTTTTATTTCATCATGCAAATTACTTATACCTTTATGTAGTAATGGAATCATACCCACATAATCCAATGTTAAATAATTTTCATCTATCGGTGCAGGTCTTACCAATTCAGGAAATGTTCTTTGTACATCTTGTGCAGAGAAACCCCATCGTTTATCTGTTGATTCTAAATGTTCTTTATTTAATATAGAATAATCATCATTAAAAGAAAATGCATTAAAACTTAGTAATTTATCCAATATATTATCTTCATAGACTATATTTTTTTTCAATCTAATATCAGATGATGTCCATGTTATTGTCCCTGTTACAGATAAATTACCACCCATAGATGTTGTACCTGTGACTCTTAAATTAGAACCTGATAATGCACCCGATGCAGATAACATTCCACCTACAATCGTATTACCTGTACTTTTAATGATTGAACCTGTTATTGCACTTGATACATTTAAACTACCACCCCAATCGGTATATATCGATGATGTATTTGATGTATCAATTTTAAAAATGTTAAAACTAGCTGAATTTGGTGC